CGCTCGCTGGCTGCTCTTGAACCCCTTCTTCCGATTTAACCGGCGGGGTTTCGGGTTCAGAAGTCGATGGCTGTTGACCATCTTCTTCTACTGCCGACTCCTGCTGAGCAAATCGAACTAAAGTCTCTTCTCTGATCTTAGCTTCATAAAATGCCTCTTTACGTAACATCTCTTGAACTATTGCTTCTGCTATATTATCAACAGTAACCTCTTTAGCATTATTACCAACTCTCGAGTCTTGAATCCAATAAGACATCGTGCTTAATTCGAGTTTAAGATGTTTAAACTCCTTTTCTATCGAAGATGTCTTAGGGACCGGTCCTCGGGAAGTGGCTCTAATAGTTATAGGAAACCGTTCATGTAGAGCATGAATATTATTTATTGTGATTGATGTCTCCGGTAACTTATTACAGGAAACCATACACAATACTGAACGATAAGGGCAACCTTTCTGCAAAAGCTGAGCTTGGACTGTACCTATAGGACTAGGTGATATAAAGTTGATCCATTTAGGATGGTCTAGATTATCTTTACCATTAAATGCATCATCCTGATATGTCACCTCTTGTCCACAATATCCAGTGTCAAACTCATCTCTTACTTGAGGTCGCCAAATCCCCCACTGACCTACTCGCGAGAAGTGGTGGTCATCTCTCGCTAAGAGTTTTTCTTGAACTAACTGAATTAACCTTGCGGCTAGTTCAGACTTTCCAATCTGACTTTCCCCACCATAGATACAAACACCAACTGGCACAATACGCGATTTTGCCTGCTTCTGTATAGTATCTATCTGAGCTAGGGTATCATAACTCTTCTGAACCATAAAATTGGTTTGCTGCCATATCGTAGTAGTCTTAAGCTTAGCGTTAGTCTGTCCCAAAAGAGATATACTGTCGCCCAACTTATTAATTCGCTCTCTGAAGCAAGTCACTCTACTACGCTCTTGCTCTTTACAAAAATCATTCGCATTACTCGCCAATGTATTGGTCATCCAAGCCCATTCATCTTTTAGAGCATCTGCCTCAGTGGCTAGCTCTGTCAAGAGTTCTAAGTTCGGATCACTAATAAGACCGACCTGCTTAAGCAATGCTGTGATCTTTTCAGCTACCTTATCAGTGTTAGTAATATTCTTCGCTGTACGATCCATGAGATTCGAAATAGGTACATCATTAACTTCAAACCCTGCCATACTCGTTGCCAAAAGTGCAACTGGTAAAGCATCTGTTAAAGCTTCCTCAGTATCTCCTTTCCAAATCTCAGGAGGTCGCATTGCGAAGCTCTTGAACTTCTCTATACAATTAGCTTCCAAACCAGCCATAGAAAAAGCTTTCAAACCCTCACACATGATATCCGTAGCTGACGTCGCAGAATAAATTGATTTCATCGTAGCCGCTAAACCAATCTTATTTCGCGATATCGACTCAGATATCGTATATAGAGGGATCGTCTCGTCCATGCCTTGAGCAAAAGCTTTTCCTGAGCTTCGAGCTAG